CATCAGTTTGACGCAAAATACTTCTTCTTACATAATCTTGAGAGAAATATTTACCAATATATGGTTCAGCATTTTGAACCTGTGTGATTCTTTCAGTCATTAACTCTGCATCTTTCAACTCTGCAAAGTGATTATCATATAAGAAATCATATTGAATATGCTCACTCATTATGTTCCAGTCTTCTGGAGTGCATATATTTTTGAGCAGTAATTGAGTTCGTAGCATGTCACTAAACATTGCTGAGAATCTCTTTCTCAAACGACCCACGAACTTACTAAATTTAACTTCGTCACGAAGTATTTCAGAAGAACGACCTAAATTAAATCCACCATCTCCTTCTATTCTAGAGATAGGAACATTTAGTGCCTTGTATAATTTCTTCTTGAAGTATTCGATGTCCGTGATCTCGCCAAGATTCTGTCCTCCAGGAAGAGTAGAAATTTCAGTTCCACGTCCTCCCTCTCTTCTAGGCAGCCAGAAATCTTCAAGCATTGCCATGTACTTCTTGTCATCTCGAACCTCCCCAGTGTTTGCATCGTAGACTAGTTTGTTACGATATCTCATCATCACGTCTCGGAGATATTGCTCTGCCTTGACTTTCGGTAGATTTCCTACATCAATATAGAAGATTCTTCTTTCTGGAGCACGAGATAATCTGTAGATAACCAGACTATCCTCAATCATTCTAAGTTGATTGAGTGCTTTAATTGCCTTATGAAGGTATGATAAAGTTGACCCTTTATTTCTATCAACTAATCCTGAAGTGCAATATGTAATCGAATCCTTGGCAAACTTAATTCCTGTATTGCCACCCATAGATGATGGGTTTGCAGTCGGATAAGTTTGTTTTGGATTATAAACAAAATATTCTTCAAGTTCAGGAAACTCATAATCTGCTGGATTACCAGTGTTGTAACTGGTTACATTATTAACTAAATTATCCTTTTTCTTTTTCTGTTGTCTAACATAACGCATCTTCATTGCGTCTATGTAACGCAATTCTTGAATACCTTCATGTGGTTTCTTTATGTCGATTACTTTATTATAATATAATCGACCATCAACATACCAATTACGATAAATTTCATGAGATTTTTTACTAAAATCAAGAAGTTCTAAGATAAACTTAAACTCTTCTCTAACTTTCTTTTTAATCCCATCACTCGCATTTAAATGATCTAAATTTATCTCAATTGGACTATCATTAGTATCAGATACAAGAGCTTCATTTACGATATCTTCAATTGCACTATCACACTCAGGGTGTAATGACATTTCACGATATCTTTTAATTAATTCAAATTCAGTCCTGTAAACACCTTCAATATCTACGTATTGTCCAAAAAAACCACTACTAGCAAAATAGTCATTCCCATCCGCTTGATTAGGCGGGACGGGAGTGACTATATCTTTAGATTGTGGTTCTGTGTCCTCTATCGAGAACCCAAATAATTTAGCCATAATTTATTTTATTAGCCCTATATTGGACTATTTATACTATCACATTACCTGTTTGATCAGAGGAAGTACCTTGTGAATTATCTGATCCAACGATCCAGTATTGAACTTGGAACGTAACAGTGTATTCTTCAATCGCATCTCCACTTTCATATGAAAGATCAATGGATGAAACTTCTGTTGGGAAGATACCATCAAAGTAATATGTTCTTAATGGTTCGAGAGCTGCTCCTCCACCACTTGCATCACCAGCCCCACTATTGGCATTTCCAAATCTACCCTCTGGAGATCTACCTAATTGATTAACAGTAGCATTTCCCATGTATGAATTTGGATTTGTTGCACCACTAGCATCACTTAATTTACTGATACCATTCATCCAATTTTCAAATGAGGATCTTAGTTTAAAGTCCTCATCATTAATAACAGTGACTGCCCAAGTATCAAATGTCCTATCACCAGCAACTTTTAATGTTCTTCCTCTAAAAGGAATTTCTACTGGAGTGATGTTAGAGGATGGAAGTGCTGCTGCCTTACAAAGAAATTGGAAGGTTTCATTATCCCAGTCTGTAAATTTAAAGTCATTAATGTTGACTTCAAATAGATTGGGTCGAGCACCACCACCTTGAAGTCTATTTCTAAATTGTGTGATGGTTTTTAATTGTGCCATTTTTTGAATTCTCCGTTGTAATTAGTGCAGGTTTAGAAATTAAACTCTTCCAGTTACTTCCTCAAAACTGACACCAGTTCGAGTTGCAACGAAGGTTAGAGTAACAAAGTTAATTGATTTAGTTGGCTTCAAGAAGATGTCTGCCCTAAACTCATTATTATCAATGACACTAGGTGTGTTATTGGTTTCATCACAAATGACTCTAAAGTCAACAAGACCTCTCTTCGATTGAACATCACGAAGGAATGGATCAACAACATTAATGAAATTTGAACGAGTTATTTCATCATTAAATTCAAATAGTTGAGCGTTTGCAACATTCTCAAGTGCTTTTTCGACTGTTAAGAATAAACGACGAACGTTAATTCTATCAAATGCCGATGCAAAATTGAGAGCAGTTTTATCACCAAAGAGTAAAACACCAGTGCCAGGTAGATTAACTATAGAATTAATTCTTCCCTCATAGAGTTGATCTCTTTGTGATTTATTTGGGTTGTATGCTAATTTGATAGCATTATTTAATATCCCCCTTTGTTGTCCTGCGGGTGAGAACCAAGGGAACTGTTCTATCTCCGTTCTAACCATAAGTCCTGCCACATCACCATTTGTTGGAATGTAACGGAATTGATTGTTAAAACGATCAAACATGTATTTGTAACCAGAGTCAAATACACTGAATGATGAAGAACTTAATGGTGAGAAGAATTTAAGAACATTTGAAGTTTGATTTTCTGATTTAAGAACATCAACCACATTTCCTCTATGTGGAGATATAACTGCAACTGCGTCTTTTCTACTTTCTGCAATATTGATAAGTTTATTTGCTTTTGCTTGAGACTCATCTTCGGCAGTGCAACCTGGCCCCATGATTAAGTAATCAACTTCAATCTCATCTTTATTAGCAAATCGATCATATGCATCCGAAATAGAACCAAGAGTTGCCTTGAATTCTGTTCCACCAGCAGCAGAGTAGTTAACACCACCACCAAGATTGTATGATACGTTTCCAATTCCACTAAAGATTCTTCCTCCAGCAGTTTGTCCCCAAAGTCCAGCTGCGGTTCCTAGTGCTGTAAAGGATTGTGATTTAACACCAGAGAATGTTGTGAATCCTGTTGCTCTTGGTTCTGTATCATGGAAACTGTCTGCAGCAGATGATGGATTAAATCCTGCATACAAATACTGTGAACCCTGTGCCAAGAAATCTTTGTAGAATATTCTTGATGGAGAGTCAACCGCAGAAACTGCATCGGACGCTTTCGATAAGAACAAATTCTTTTCAAGAATACTACCTTGAATACCTGTCACTGATCCAGTGTCATCAACAACTGCAATATGAAGTGCATCTCCACTACCACCTCTTTCTTCAGAATATCTGTTGGTGGTTGGTCTTGATGCTATTTGTTTCCAGAAAATAGTTGAATTCTCTAGACTCAATGTTTGACTATTATACCAGTCAGTTACTGTTCCAGCAGCACTAATTAATCCATTTTCTAATAAACCTGAACCACCGTCAGTATTAAAACCAGAACTATTAACTGCAAATACAGTAACTCCTTTTGTTATTGATGATTGAGGATCAAATTCTGCATAATCAATCGCAGTTTCAGTTGCCCCTGCACCAGTTGTTTTAACTCTTGATACTATTTTAATATCAACTGTGCTTGATTCTGTTGTGCTTGAATCAGTTGCAACTCCAGTAACAATACCTTTTACGTATCCGTTAACTGTAGCAGTTGTTCCAACACCAACTTCAGTTCCACTATAAGCAACTGTAACACCAGCACCTATTGCAAATCCAAATCTAGAAAGATCATTGGTTGAGAATCCAACTGTTTGATCTGCTAAGTTATCAATGAAACAAACTTTTAATCCATTTGCCCATGTGCCAGGACTTTTAGCTGCGTATGTCCAACCACTTTGAACATCCGTGTATTGAGCGTTGTAATCATCAAAGTTTTTAATCTTTGCTGCGTTTGTAGATGCAATACCAACTCCACCAATGGGGGCACCAGCGTTTGCATTGTTTAGAGTTGCAGCGTCTGCTCTAACTACTTTTAAAATACCACCATATGAAAGGAAAGATGACGCACTCATCCAATACTCATATTGCCTATCAGTTGATAATGGTTGCCCAAATGTATTAATTAGGTCTGCTTCTGTGGTGATTGTTACTGCTTCATCCACAGGACCAATTTCAAAAGGTCCAGCAATAGCACCTATATTTGACAATACATTATCAGCTCTTCCTACCGTTAGGTCAACCTCTCTGACTATTACACCAGGAGATAATTGAGGAGTCGCCATGCTTTTTTTCTCCGAAATTCTCAGTTTATCTTGAAATTATTTATTGAAAAACATATTTTCAATGGGGAAACATGCCGTGAACTTACCAGTCTGGATAATCCCAATCAGAAAAAGCATTTTGTTTTTTTCTTTTTTCTACAATTCTTTTAATTGTGCATACTTTACACTCATAAGAGTATGATGATGCCACTGGTCCTCTATCTTTTCTTGTTCTGTAAAATCCGTCTATCAAGTTTTTTTCCTGACCACAAATTCTACATCTCCTATCTGATAGCAATAAATGACCTAACTTTAATTGCTTATCTAATTCCATTAAGACAAATACTCCCACATATATGATTTATCTCCATACTCATCTGCTTTAAACCATCTATCACCTTCAGCATCCACAAAACTATCCTCTCCTAATCCGTCATCCATGAAACCAAAGGGAGCCATATCTTGTTCAATTGCATTTCTTTGCTCCTCATATAATCTCTTTCTAACGTCTTGATCAGTCAATTCTTTAAAATAATCTTGTGCCACTAACCATGCGTATATTACTAAACACATCGCAAGATCATCATTACATCCTTCCTCTGCTTCAAAAGAATTACTTTTTTGAATAAATGTTGTCAGTTCTTGCAATATTTCATAATCAGTAAATAATAATTTATTTTCTTCTATTAGGGTTTTTAAGTTAAGAGCACCAACTTTCTTAACAGTCTTGGACATCTTAACACCAAGTTGTGTTTTCTTACCTGAGAATCCTTGACCAACTATTTGACCTGCTCTACCCCTCATGGAGCACATAAGAAGATTTTTATATTCTAAATCAAAATTTAATATGGATGCCACTTGATCACCAACATCATTTACCTCACATAACAAAAACGCATCATTATATTTTTTACCAACATCCTCAATAATACTTGGAAATAACATTGGTTTGATTTCATTATTTCTATATTTGGCCACCACAGAATGAGGAAACTCTGAAATGTCAATAACAACAAAAGCTGAATAATCATTTCCAACACCTCTTGCTACGTCAACAGTGATTACGTAATCTTTTCCCTTCTGAGGATCCACATAAACATCTAAACCTGCATTTGATATGCTTGGTTGTTCAAAAATAAGAGATCTTAATTTACTTGGTGCGATAAGTGTATCAACAGATCCTAAGAATTCGCATTCAAACTCAATCTTAAACTGTTGCTCAGATGTATTAGCAATTGTTTGCTCCTTCCATGCTTCATCTCTGCCAGGCACCTCTGACCAATGAACGTCTGTTGGAACGTAATCATTTTTTCCTTTCTCCGCATCATGCCACATACGGTAGAAATGATTCATACCATGTGGGGTTGATACTATGATTACTTTAGTGCTTTTACCAGAAGTAATAGTAGGGTAAACACTAGCAAAGAAAGAGTCAGCGATGTGATTGGGAACAAAAGCAAATTCATCCAAGAATAAGATATTGAAAGACATACCCCTAACAGCACTAGCAGAGGTAGATGCAGCCAAGATTTTTGAACCATTTTCCAACTCCAATGAACCTTTATTCCATGCTATTATACCTTGTTGCATCCACTTTGGTAAATTCTCATACGCAGTTTGTAAACGACCAAGAAGTTCTCTAGCAGTTGCAGCTTTGTTAGCAAGGATACCAATATTTACACTATCATTAAAAACAGCATAGTGTAGAAGATAAGAAACCACAGTAGTTGACTTACCAGTTTGTCGTGGCATCTTACAAATATTAAATCTTTTTTCATGAAAATTGTTAATTAATTTTTCTTGAAAATGATAAGGTTCAAAAGGAACCAAACCTTCATCAAGACTAACAATTTTTACATATTTTTTTGCAAAATAAACTGGATCATTTTTACAAGCCATGAACTCAAGAATTTGATCTTGAGTGAATTCAATTTTGGTATTTGCTTTTTTTAAATTAGGATTACCTAAGTAAACACCTTCAGTCATAGTAACCTCTTACATCATTTCATATTTACCAAATTTTTTATCGTGATCCCTAGTTTTTTGTTGTAGTTCTAATATTTTTTGTAAATTTTCTATTTTCTTTTCTAAACTTTTAATTTCTTCCTCCTGTATAGAGGAGTGGTTCTCCTGGTTCATAATCGGAAACTTGGTAAGACCAGAGCTTAGATCCTGGATACACTTTTACCACTTGATCCAGAACGTCTCTGCGTGAGGGGCGTTTGACTTGGGGGAAGAACATTTTAATCATGTAATTCTTTCCTCTCCATGCCAAATATACATCTATAATATTTCCTGTTCTTCTTGGTATCATTGTAGATTCGCTTACTCCTCCACCGCCATTGCCACCACCGTTACCACCGTTACCGCCATTAGAATGACTGTTACTAGTTCCATTACCGTTACCATTTCCATTTCCATTTCCATTCTTTTTCCCATTTGAGGGTTTAAGAAATCCACCTAATCCAACCCTATAACCCTTAGGTATAGGTTTGCATTTTTTCATATCATAACAGTAATATTCACCTGGAGGGCACTTTTTCATGAAAAAATAAAATCTACCTTATTATTTATGATTTTATTGCACTAAAGATAACTTTAAATGTCGTTGAGTCTGATGAGTCGGGAAAACCAAGGAGTCTTAGATCTCCACTATTGATATCGGCTGAGAAAGTAGCAATGCCAACATCAGGTTGATTTACGTTACCATACTCTGTCATATATGCAGTTGTTCCATCATGAATTACTTTTATCATTGCTGAATTATAACTACTTCCTTTCACCACTTGAACTTGATAATCAACTGATTGGAAATCTGCTGCTGTCAACGTTACCAAAGCAGCTGCACCAGTCGAAGTAGTTGTTCTAATACCAGAGCTAACTTTGGCATTAGGCATACTTAATTGACTAATGTTTGTTGGTCCGACTATGTATGGCATTGGTTTACGTTGCAGTTTCTAAAATACTTAATATACATTTCAAAGTTGAGTTTGCACCAGCAGAAATTTTTATAGAGTCATTTGTTTCCAAAACTAACTTCCCACTCATAGGAACAAAAGCATCCGCAGTTGGAACATTTGCTCCTTTTATTATTTCGGTTTCAGTACTAGATCTTACGTGCTTCATTGTTACAGTTGTGTCTGCAGATCCATAGTTAGCAACATGTGCATAAAGAACAATGGCAGTATATCCTGTTGGAGCAGTATACATGGTCTGCTCAGAGGTTGTTAATTCTAGAGTTTCTGTTTGAAATCTATTAAGTGCTAATTGGGCCATCTTAACTTAGTGCTAGGATAAATGGTGTCATTTCTGAGAATAGACTCTTACTAAATGATCTTCCACTAATTGTACCAGTAGTTTGGTCAATTTGGAAGTCATCACCTATTCTAAAATTACCTGATTGGTCGGTGCTAGTGTAAACTACATTTCCACCATTTGAAGTAATTACTTCATTTGCCTGAATAGTTACTCCACCACGTTTAGGTGTAGCAGATGCTATTTCATTTCCAGCACCAATATATTCAAAAGTATGAGAACTAGCAATAATTTTACTTTGTTGATGGAAGAATACAGTGCTTCCTACACCAACAGTATTGATCAAGTTTTCTGCAAGAGTTAACGTAGTAATTCCAGATGTTACTGGAGTTGAACTATTTATTGTATAGTAACTTGGGGCCATGCTGACACTCACACTCGCAGCATTGGATCCTACATTAGGTGCAGAAATCGTTATATCAGGAGTTTCGGTATACTGACTACCACTACTAATAATAGTGATAGATGCAATTGATTCCCCTTCAAGAGTGGCAAATGCTGTAGCAGTCTCTCCATTTGGCCCTGATGGTGCTTCAAAGGTAACTGTAGGAGTTGAGGTATACCCAGTTCCTCCAGAACCTACAGTAACTGATTCTACTGATTGATATAATTCATCAAAATAAACTATTTGTCCATCATAAGGTCTATCTGCATCAATTTTTGCTGTTCCTGCAGATGCACCTGCACCCACGTAAGTATGTGCCAGTGTAGAGATTCCTAGATTTACAGTGAAACTAGTTGTAGAGGGAACTGATATTACTCTGAATACAAAAGGTTGTTTTTCAGGATAATTTTTAAATCCAAAATCACAAGAGAATCCAATATCAGCGAGACTGACACCCATTCCCACTTGGAAAGGATGTGCTCCACTAGTTGTTACAGTAGCTTCACCTGTGGTATGAGTGTACGCCACTCCGCTTATAGTTGATGTTGTAACTCCAATATTAACTGTTATATTATCTTGTCCTGCAGCACCAGCAGAAGTGACAACCCCTGTATATTGAAGAGGACTCTTACCATCTGAAACTAATCCAAATGTACCAAAACTACAGTTACTATTAGCAACATCTGCTTGTCCTCCTGCATGACAAGTGATTGCTTCATCACAACAAATCGTGAAGACTGATACTAACTGTGCATAACCTTGGTTAGTTACTGCAACTCCCACTCCCCCTTGATTGTATTGAGTGAAAGCATCCACATTCATTGTCTTTAGTAATCGTGCCTGATTACCATCAATTCTTATTCCTACACCAGTTGTTGTATTACTCGTGCAGTTTTGAATATATGGACCTTTCCATTTACCACCACCTACATTTTCTGCAATCTCACTCGTTGGGAATCCAACTGCAGCTGCAGATCCCACATGACCAGTAAAGGTCATATTTGCTAACTTGACTCCTTTTCTTACAGAGAAGATATCTTTATGAGCAGCACTTCCACTTACGTTAACCGATCTTTGATCATCACCTACAATTGATACGTTAGCAGGAACTTGAATAGGATTTGCTTCTTGATAATTACCAGACATCACTTTAATTGTTGATCCAGAAGTGGCTACTCCTACTGCACCACCAATTGTTAGTTTAGCATTATCAATTGAAGTTCCGTTATTAGAATCATCTCCGTCCTTAGCAACATAGAAAACATTAGGTGCAGAGTTAATACCAGAAGCACCAGCATCAATGGTTACATTATCACCAATAGTGACTGAGGAATTTGAAATTGTAACATCTTCATCACCAATGGTAATTTTATTAGTATCACCATCAATTGTCACAGATGCTCGACCTATAGTTAGGATGCCAATTACACGAGCATCTCCATCTACCACAAGGGTAGTATCACCAGCTCCAATTGTAACTGTTCCAATACCACTAGGAGGAACAACAGTAACAATACCTGTGTTTACACTTAAACCATTATTAAGTATTTGAACACCTTGCTGGAACGTACCAATACCAAGAACATCTTGATGCGTTACATCTTGATAGGTTATCGTTCCACCAACAGTTACATTACCACTGAATGTGGCAGCAATACCAGCAAGAAAATCAGTAGTTACCTTACTACTAAATGTAGCAGCAATACCAGATATAAAATCAGTACCACCAACACCAGTGCTTCCACCTAAGGCTGTGCTGGCAATACCAACTAATTTTAAATTCTCATCATAAATTAAAAGACTACCCGTTGCGATTCCTAATTCACTTCCAATGGCATACGTTGATATACCAACGTCATCCATAGTATCAACTCTTACTGCACCACCTCCACCAAATGTGGCAAGTTGTTGTTGAACTCTATTTACAAATAACGTATAGTTTTTAGATAGATCTTCAAGTGTGGCAAACTTTTTACCCAATGGTGTAAGAGGGTCTGGAGGCCCACCAACAGATTGTGCGTAAGTTGGAGGTTCATTTAATAAACCTTCTTTTAACTCTTCTTGACCACCTTTTATCTCTTCTACAATTTTATAAAGTTCGGCAATATTAGTAGAAGTATCTTTATATTTTTTATCTAAGTTATATAAATCTTTTTTTAACTCAGTAATATTATCATCATAATATTTTACTTCAGGAAGATTTGCTATTTCTTCTTTTAAACCTTCAAAGTAACCTTTAAGATTTTTATCAGATTCATAACTCTTATTGTCTAATTCACTTATTTGTTTTTCAATATTTTGTCTTGTCTCATTGAGTTTACTTAATATACCCTTCTTTAATTTTCTATCATCATCTTTGAATTCATCATGATGAGCCCAAATTTTAATTGCTGCTTCTTTTAATTCTTCATATATTTTATCTTTTGCCTTATTTAATTCATCTATTTTTATCCTTTGTTCAAAATCTTTAAGATCTAAATTTTCAGTTAACTCCTCAAGATCAGAATCAAATTTAGTTTTAAGATCTTTTATATGATCTCCAACTTTAACAAAGTCATCATCAATAACACTAAAGGTTTTTCCAATCCAAGAAAAATCAGGAACTTCATTTATTTCATTGACCC